GGGGCCAATTCCTAAGTATCGTCCGGCTGAGTCAATCTGCTCAATCGCGTCTTCAACTGTCTCAAACAAGTTCTGCTTGCTACGACCTGGAGCGACACAGTCAACATCCATCCAGATACACGCACCAAAGTCACGCAGTGAACTAGACCCGCGCTTGCCTGGACCGTCCGGAGCTTTACTCAGACCAATAAGACCTGCGTAAACATCATTACCTTGCTCAGCAAACTTTGTGAACGTGCCTTTGCCAGCAGCTTCAATAGCATCCGCAAGTGGTGAGTGAACTGACTTCCACTGACCAGACTTTGTTTTAAGACTGACCTCAATGATGTGGTCAAGTCCGAGCGGAGACCATACTGCGGTCATCCATTCTTGGGCTTCTGTTTTCATGGCTCCTCGTTATGTATTTATATTTTTGATAATAGGTGGATCGTACTCTATAGATCAGGTCTTTGGCAAGGCGTTGTCGCCTCTCCATGAGGCAGGATGCAGGCGCATCTTCTTATTCCGGTGGACAGTCTTGACTTGTTCTGGTCGAAATGTCCGGTGTAGGACTACCCCTCGGTATCCCCCGATTACATCAATGTGCTCGGAGACAGACCCATCAGGAAGTTCGGTCTTTGTGTGATATAGAAACTTAAATCTTCCTTTTATATCTCTGATTGTTAGTTCAGTTCCGCGAACAACTTGACGCTTATTAATGGTTGCCGAATCGCTTACGGTTACACCTTCTTTAGGAGGTGATAGTTTAAGTCTTTTCCGTCTTGCCATTGCTTCTCCGTTCAAACTCCGGGGCTACCGGAGTCTTATCTTGCTCCCTGAATAAGGGAATGATTTTAGCTATGGTTTCTTCTTTGTCAACTTTTGCTGGAGGCATAGTAAAGTCAGCATCTGAATCAAACTCAGTGTTACTCACATACACTATATTACTCCTCATCTGACAGTGATAGTGGACGAAACTTTTTGCTGGTTTGAATTCTTAGTCTGGTTGCTGAATCTAACTGCTTTATTGCTCTTTTGACTATGTGGATGTGTCGCTTAGCATACTTGGTTGCACTGTCAAAATCAGTGAAATCAGACCAGATTCCACAGGAACACTCAGCCCTGATTCCTCCCTTGGCCATATCAGTAAACTCAATGAAATGGCCGGGTGCTTTTGTATAAAAGCTCCTTGTGAAGGTTCCTTTGTGTTCGTATGACACTATTCTCCTAATCCTGCCTGGCGGATAACCTTTTCGTTGCTCATAAGGAAGTCTACAAAGTCTTGGTTGACTAAGCAAAGTGAGGATCTGTTGTCCCTGATAAGTTGGATTGCTCGCTCTGGAGAGAACCCATCAGTGATCAGCATCATCGCCGCAAATAAAGAGGAACGGTTCAATCCTGCTTGGCAGTTGACTGCGACTCGGTATCCATTAATCGCCCATGCTTCATACGCATCAGGGAGAAAGTTCAAGAGTCGCTGTGCATCTTCGTTGGTTAGACCAGCGTCGTTGATCAAGTAGCGGTACTCAAAGACTCCAGGAGCAGAGGGGCTAGAGAAACCATACAGATTAATACGAACATCAATGCTGTCTGTTGTATATATCTCTGAAACCCTAGATCCAGCAGAAGGATCAAGGTATGTGTCCTCTTGATGTGGTGTCTCTCCAACGTAGAAGGCTGGGCGACCTTCAACAGGGATTACAGACAGAGGTGTCGCAGGCTCAAGTTCAGCCCACTCTTCAAAGGTAAGTTGACCTAGACCAGCGATGTAGATATTTTCTGTAGTCATTTTTCTCCTAATAATTTTTGATTTGATTTCCAGAGCATACTAGACTGCGTACTACTCTGTCAAATCTGCATCTTCGGCGTATGTCCACATTGTGCCATCTTCTGATACATCAGTAGAGAATGTAGCAGACTCAGCCCATTCTCTTGCGGAGCGCATTGTGTCTACTGCTCCCGCTTGTACTACTGCTATGGCAAGCGTATACATCACGTCGTCGTTACCTGGATCAACAAATCCAGGAGTTCCAAGCTTTAACTTGTCGTACTCGTCGCTAACTTCTGTCCATCTCACAAGTGAACATTCTTGAGAGTTATGTTCATCAAAAACTCTCTAGCGTCGGCAACATGGCGCAGGGGAACTTTACCTATCCACTTAACACAACTTCGCTTTGTTCCGTCAGTCATTGGGAAAGAGTCTACGAATGTCTCTTCAATATCAATTCCGTAAGCAATTGCTCGCTCAAGGTGCTTTGATAGATCAACTAAGACTTGCTGAGGATTTCCAAACTGCGTGTGTTCAATGTGGATGTTGCCGAAGTCTTCGACTACCCACTTGGTGCTCATAGCAAATCATCTCGAATTGAGGCTACAGCAGCAATCAAAGAACCGACGAGGACTACAACCCCAACCTTAAACTCACCAAACAAAGCAAGGATTGATCCTGCAAAGAACAAAGCAATGCAGGCTATAACGTACGGAGAAAGCTTCATTCAACTTTTCCTTCCACAACTGCAGGGTTCAAAACAATCGTAGTAGAACCAAAATCTACTGCAACTCGTCCAGATCGGATGCCTACGCACTTACCTTCTTCTGTGCTACCAGCAACACGACAGATTGATCCTAGGCCAAAAAGACCAGATCGCCAAGGTGCCCACTTCCTTGCTTCTGCCTTCTTTGCTTCCTTGTAGGAGTCGTCCCACAGATCTTCTGGGATAGGCTTACCAGAGGATGCGTAGTACAGAAGACCAAAGACTTTAGGGATGTCTTCTGTGGGAATTTCCCACAAAAGGCAAGTCAAGGCAAAGTCTTTAGCAATGTCGGAGATTAGGCTAGCGGAGTATCCAACTTCTCCAATGGTCGCGTCGAACGCATCAATCCATGAATTGGGCTTAGTAGGTCTTCCATTGACCATGTTGATCTCCTTAGTAGGTTTAACTGTCTAGAGACGTGCAGTGATCTTTCGTCTGGTGTCATTGATTCGGCTTGGTCAAACCACGGCGACATAAATCTTTCCGCAGTGTGCTTCCCACCAATAAACAATGACCCAAATGTTAGTGAAGCAATAGCAGTCGGGGTCCACCAACCTGGGGCTGATGTGTCCGTCTCCACCACTCCCCAAGAGGCTCGGTAAGTCTCAAAGTCTTGTTGCTTCCCAGACCACTTAGTAGTGATAACAGGAAAAGTTTGATCCGAGATTTTGAGCTTTCTTCCTGAGAATGAAGTCTCCCTTGCCCAAACTTTAGAAGCGTCAACAGAACTTCTTGGGTAGGACAGAGAAATTATTGACATAAGAGAGTCAAAAGCTCCTGATGGATCAACTAAGCGGAGTCGGTGCTGCTCTGGAACAAGCTTCTTAATCTTCTTTTCGTTTGCCCAAGGGTAAGCCGGGACAATCAAGTTCAGTTGCTCGTTCAAGTACAGTGACATCCCACGGTGTACTTTCTTTCGAAAGTCGTCATCTTCAAGATACTGCCCGTGGCCCGGTCGCTTGGAGTAGAAGTCAGACGACAGACGCGCGTAATCACTGAGTGCAGTTCTGCATCCGTTAGCCACAGAGTTTGGATCTGGCTGATCAATGAAGACCCCAGCCAACATCCCTTGGTCATAAGCGTCCGAGAGAGTTGCAAATCCGTGGTAGGTGTAATTCGAAACTGGAGCAGTCGGAGACGACAAGCCAATCAAAACTGGCTGAGTGATCTCTTCAACCGCTTGAGGAAATACGTGCGTTACGTTCTCGTCCGAGTTAGCCATAGCCCAGCTAATCAAACTAGCAAGTGTTCCTTCGCGCTTCTTAGAGCACGCTCTAGACGAAGTACCTGTGATTAAAAGTGTCATTGTCCAATTCTTCTAAAGAGATAAAGCAGGGGCCACTTTTGCGGGTTCGGGGTGCATGTGGCCCCTGCTCTATCGGACTAGAAAGAGGGCTTGCTAGCAAGGCTCTCTTCGTCGCTCGGGCTTGGTGCAGGTGCCGGAGCGGGGGCAGGTGCTGGTGCGGGAGCAGGGGCAGGAGCCGATGCAGTCGGAGCCGGAGCTGCCGAGCCTGCAACAGGAGCAACGTTCTTAACGTCGTTCTTTGGCTTGCCGTTGTACTCGCCCTCAGTCACCTTGATCTTTACGGTGCGACCAACGAGCTTCTTGCAGGCTTCTTCACCTGATGGACGGTTAGTCCGGAAGTAGTCTGCGGTCAGACCAAAAGCGGCCATTTGACGGAAGAAGATGCCAAGCGCAGTCGGGTTCTCAGGAGAGATAACGAACTGCGTGAACACCAAACGTCCCTTGTGGGGTCCCATATCGGCAACCTCAAAAGTGACCTTGTACATATCCTTGCCAGTAGACGAAGTCTTAGGCGAGGCATCCTTCACTGTGGCGGTGTAATCTCCAGCGGGGATGGGGGAGTAATCTCCACCACCACTGGTGTCTTCTGCGCTGTCAAGTAGCGCGTCCCATGCTGTTGAAGCCATGTTTATATTCCTCTCGGGTTTGATAGCCGTTTATACGGTCTATTCAGTAGTGGCTGTTGCTCCGACCGTACCGTAGATACGTTCGATCATTTTGGTGATGTTCAGATCGCCTTCTTCAACGATCTCACCAAGGCGTCCGCCAACTCGCTCGCCAGCAACTGCGTCCTCATTCGGACCAATCACAAGGCGACGAACACGAGTGTTCGGTTGAGTTGGGTCAGGGTTCGGGTATTCATCAACACGAAGGTGTCCGGTGATGTCAAACAAGTAAGGCAGAGTAACACCTGACTTGCCCTGCAACCAAGGACGCTTCTTGCCGTTTTGATCCTCAGACTCCATTGCAATCAAGATCACAGAAGTAAGAGGGTTAGTTGGGTGCATCGTCAAATCGCGCAAGTCGCGGAGAAGACCAGTGGTGGAACGAAGAATCTCGCCCCAGTCCTGCATCTTAACCTGACTACGACCAGCAACGCTGTCAACGATCTTGACTTGTGCCTCAGTGACACTGTCAATAATTACGCTCTTGAACGGATGGTTTCCTGACTGGAGCCATTCGTAGACTTTCTGGAGCGTACCAAACTGGGTCATGGTGACAACGCAAGTGTCCCAAGTTCCCGTGTCCTCTGGCGGAGCCTGAGTAGTCGGGTCCCATGCAACTGGCTTGATCGGCAAGAACCGTGCGCCACCTTCTACGTCAAGTAGAAGTCGTGGAGCAGGTGCGGTAACCGAAAGCGTTGACTTGCCTGTCTTTGATTGACCATAGATAACCATAGTCAAAGACTGGTGGAGAGTCATTTCAGTTTATCCTTCCTGGTGTTGTTTTGTACGGGAGCAATCTTAAACATCATGCTCCTCTTCGGGCTTACTTCCATAGTAAGCGTAGGGATCAGAACGCTCAAAGTCTTCTTCAAGCATTCCTCGGAAGTCAGATCCATCGTCGAAAAGCGGACAAATTGAGTACGCTTCGCACTTCCAAGAACATGAACGATCTGGTGTAGGGTACACAACAAACAGGTGGTTTGCACCTTCATCAAGTGCTTTGCGCGTGCGCATCATGTCACTGATGATCCCTGTGATTCGTGTCCACACAGACCGAAGGTGGAACTCGTTGTGGCGGATCTCAAACTCTCCATAGAATGGAGGGTTCGCGCGAGGCCCGCGCTTAACCTTGCGGAGGATTCGGTAGATACCACCTTCAACATAGTCGGTATCGCCCGAAGCTTCGTGTGTCGCTCGGTCAAGAATTGTGTAGGTAGGCAACTGCTCAGCAATGTGTGAGATCGCGGTGAAGTTGCTAAAAGCCTGTGCGGTCTTGAAGTCAAGAACTCGGCGAGCACCAGTTGCTAAGTTGCGAACACGGAGGTCAAGTTTTCCAACAAGGTTGACCGTGCCGTAAGCAGTCTCAACAGGAAGGCTCATCATCTCTTCAACCGAGATAATCTCAAGGTTTGCGTCAAGACCTTCTTCGGCAACCCACTGCTCATAGCCTTCAAGCATGACGTGGCCGAGGTCTCCGTCGTTATCCAGATCAGCAGGGTCCATTCCCTGGCTCTCAAGAACAAGACGATCTTCTG